GACCTGTCGCTGGATTTCGTCGTAGTGGCGGTTGCCAGCAGACAACGGTACGCCCTTTTGTTCTCCATCAATTACTGCAAGAATGCCAATGTTTTCATTCGTCTTTACGTCAATGACATACTGAGCAGATGTAATATTCATCTCGTCCATTTCTATAACTCCGAATCCAACACAAGGCCGTTTACAGTAATTGTTGCGGCTCTATTGTCTGTCAAACCGCTAAAGCCACTAATGCTCATTTTCACAGTTGTAGAATGGGTTTGTGTAGACAGTGCTAAAGTTGGTGCATTAGTTGAGCCGCTTACACCACTGGAGTTGCCGTGCCAAGCCGTTGGAGTAGCAGCCAAAGTGCTGGCAGTAGGGTCAGCCCGTAATGTTGTGATTAGAGGAACCCCGATATTAGCTATTTGACTAGACCCGTTGGTTGTAGCGGCATACATAGCATTATTAGTGGGAACTTGATAATACCTTTGACATCTACGCAACTCATCGTGAACCGACCTATGCTCAAACGGCGTCTCCTGTTCGCCAAGTTCCATCTGGACTCCGGTGATAAACAATTCGTTGTCAGTGCTAGAAAAGAATGAATCAATACCTGCGGCCCTGTCAGCGTTGCTCTGCGCTTTCCATGTACTAGCATTGTATGTGCCGCTGCTATAGGTAGAACCCCCATGAAGCCACATATTAAGATACAGACCTACTGCATTGTCGTTTGCGACTGTACCACTTGTGTCGCCGGGAAATGTAATGGAGAAGCGTTGCCAAGAAGTTGTTACATCAAACTGCTGCTGAATAATGCGGGAGTTTTCAGCGTCTTGGATTTCTAACATGTATTTTTTAGCCGTTCCTTTAGCATAAAAAGATACAGTTACAGCTTTTGCTGACGATGTTCCTTTGGCAAGTTGTTGCAGATTTTGTCCTTCTATTCTTTGTTGAATTGTAAACGCCTCACCAGCAGCTATTGAAGTATCAGCAGTTGTGCAGTCTAGTTTGTGTGCAAATCCAAACCCCGGTAAATCTGTTATAGCTGCCTGTGAAGCAGTAAACCTTCCGGCAGTTGCGTCACCACCATTAAGACCATACCTAAATCTGTCCAAGACTTTGTATGTGTCGCCAGTGCCACCAATGCCTGTTGCTGACGTAGCCCTTTGACTGACCTGCATCGCACCGTTGATAACAAGGTTCCTGTTCGACAACGCCGTCTGCGAACCAATCAGTGCGGCGAGTTCTGCTGCCTTGCTCATGCGAGGTCTCCCGTGGCTGTGAAGCGAGTATATGCCTCGTCATACTGACTTCCGTCATTACTCGCCCGTGTCTCCAAATCCTGACTACCTGCTGCTGGTGTGTTCAACCGAACATTTGCGTTAGAATTACTTGAGCCGCCAGCACCCGATGCACTGTAGTTTGCGTTACCAAAGTTTGAAGAATAACTGGGTGTGTAGCTTCCAGTGCCGTTGTCTACAACGCCGCTGATGTTGAAGCTGTCACGCAAGGCGATAGTTCCTGTGCCATTCAAAGACATCCACGCTTTTGCTGTACCCTCTGCGACATACGACATGCCAATGCTGTTGTTCCCGCTGGCATCTTTGAGGGTGTTTACTCTCAGTTCACTAGCCATTATGCGAGGTCTCCCTTAATATCTAGACCAGCAATGGTGCAATCTCTTGTGTTCCCATCCGGTGAAAAAGAAATAAACTCTACAGTGGATGCAGAGTGGCTGTGACACATGGCTCCTGTGCCATTGTTATTAACTGCACCAGTGCTGTCTGTTTCCTTAGCAGTTCCAGTTGCACAGAAGTCTGTGTTGCCCATGTTAGCAGTAAAAGTAAATTTATAGTTGCCTGTGCCTTGATCCGTAATACTGGCAGCATTCAAAGAGTCACCGATAGCAGCAGTGCCGCCACCATTAAAATTTACCCAGCACTTAGCCAGACCCTGCTGCAAATTCGTTGTGGTCGAGTTGCCCTCGCCTGTCACCGCAATAGAGCCAGCCGTGGTTACTCCTGTGATGGTATCGACTTTGAGTATGCTTGCCATTATGCGAGGTCTCCAATTGCGGTACAGTAAATAGCTTTGTAATCCCGTGCAGCACCGTCACTTTCAGCCCGTGCCTGATAAGCCGATGAAACATAAACCTCAGAAGCCGACAAAGCCCTAAAGTTTTCCATACCACCGATACATGCCGCTGGTCCTGCCCTGTCACCACCTGCATCTTTAGCACTACCGTTGATGCTATTGAACACACTTGTAAATGCGGCTCTGTCTGTTGCGCTACTAAAAGCGTTCGTGAGGGTAAAAGCGTGTTCTCCCGTAGCTACATCCGTTAGACTTGATTGATTGAATGAACCTAAAACGCTGTTTGCCACAGCATCATAAGATGCCCAAAACTTAGCAGCTTCTTGCTTCGTCAGTGCAACCGGCCCCGTACCCGCCTTGTCAGCAATCGTGTCTACATTCAATACGCTGGTCATACGATGCTCCAATATCCGTTAACAGTGACGGTGGCACTCTGCGTAATCGGCCCTGCCGACACACCGTTCTCGTCGCTGTCAATCGTGATGTCTGCGCTGATGGTCTGACCGTTCAAGCGGATGATGCTGTTGTTGCCCTTGAATGGGTAGCGTGTGTCAGCCTCAGTCTTTGTGTAGGCATTGTTCACAGAGAACACATCGTACACAACCATCTCAACTGTATCATTCAGGCTGGCCCCAGTTACCAACACAACCGTCGTGCCTGTCGTAGCGGTGTAGTCAGTGCCGGGTACAAGAAGCACACCGTTCTGGTATACGTCCATGTACAGGCTGTCTGAGTAGTTCAGGACACCACTGCTGGCATCACTGCCACTGAATGATGTCTGACCGGCAGTGGCCTGATACTGGTAGCGGTTACGAACACCGGCTGATGGGGATTTACCTATGTATGGCATGGTTGTTCCTTATGGTGTCTCTTGTGCATCCATTGCAGTCTGGTATGCTGTCTTCACAGCGTCTGTCCACACGGCATTGCAGATACCCTGAACCTCAGTGCTTTCGCCAGAAATGTCTGTGTCGCCCCAAGTGTCGCCTGTCTTGGTGCTGCATTGCAGAACATGCCGGTGAAAGCTGCGGCTAATCTCTGTGCCGTCACGCTTGATGACCGTTGCCGTCCTGACTTGCACAGCCTTGTAATCACCGACTACTTCAATTTTGTCTTGCAGTGTTTCTTCTGTAAGTGCCATTTTTATCTCCTATGGTTGGACTGTCTGACCCTCATCTCCGATGGGGTTATGGTACTGTGTATTGAACAACAACTCTTATTTCGCCAGATGCCCCACTCAACTCGCTGCCGATTAACGTAGAGCCATCTACCTCGTAAAATTGAATTATGTTTGTTCCTCGTGGCACATGCACAATGTTATTTGTGTTGGAAAACCCATTTTGATAGCCGATGAATCCACCGAAGGTAGACTCTGTTGTGTTGTCGTCAGATGTATTGAAGGGCAACCCCGAAATAACGAAATGCGAACCTGTTCGACTACTGCCGTTGTATTCCATAAAGACCCAAGCGGTAACCTGTCTGCCAACCTTTACATAATGCCCAAGCTGGTGGTCATAGCTTGAAACTGAAATGCCGGAAGAAATAGTTACTGTAAAATTGCCCTCCTCATAATCCGAAAGCGCATTTGCACTGCCGGTGCCGCCAAGATACAGGTTGCCGCCAAGATAAAGGTCGTTGTAGCGATAAGCCCCGCTTCCCAAGTCTATAGTGTTGTCGATAATTGCGCCGTTCTGACGAGGCAACAGGCCGCTGGTTGTCATTCGTAAACCAGTGTGACCAGAGGGGCCGTCAATCACTAAGTCAGAGCCGTCTGAACCAATACTCCCACCATTAGTGACAGTGATACTGTCAACGGAGCCGACGCCTTCGCCTGTTACCTTAGTTAATGCCATTGCCTATGTTCCTTATGCGTAAGGGCTGTCGCCAAGTACGCTTGTATCCCAAGCTGCCTTGAGTGCTGCAATATCAGCAGCGTTAGTGATTGCAGATGCAGCGGGTGCATTACGCAGGGCATTCTTAGCTGTTACAGATGCAGCCTGTGCATCGCTGTCGCCAGCCTCAAGTGCCTTCATGTACACGACATCCTCTGCCTCAAGCAGTGGCGCACGTACTTCACGGATTTTGTCCTTGAAGATTTCTTTGGCCTTTGTCATGTCCTCAGAGATGACGCTGCCACTCAATGACCATGCACCACGAAAGTGACGGTCAGAAGGAACGGTAGCCGATGAGGCATCAATCTGATTCCCGTCCTTGTCTACGATGTATGTTGTTGCCATTAGGTTTCTCCCTCTTAGGCTGCTAAATCAGTGACGCTAAGTTCTTCAGTAATCTTCCAAGCATTGCGCCACTCTCGTGTGCCGGGAAGCTGTTCCTTGCGGCAGATAACCATCTTCGGTTTGTTGCCTTCATTCCAACTGCGCCACACAGACTGTGGGCAGTCCTTCATAATCAGATACTCAATCGCCTGTTCCTCTGTCATTGCATCGACAGGCTTGGTGTTGTGCAGCAGGAAGCCACGAGTGTGCTTCTTGAAGTCAGGCTGTGCTTCGTCTTTGGCTAGTTCCCAGTACACTTCGACAGGTGGCAGGATACCGCCCTGTAGCGCACACGCCATCCAGTTGGGGTCAGGAACCAGTATCTTTGCACATTCATCAATGCTGTCCTCATAGACAACCCGATAGTCCGACTGCACACCCTCAAGGTTCTCTTTGGCCCAGCAGAGCCTATCCCATAGATGTGTGCCTTGAAACTCTGGGGTCACTGTCATGCGAGGTCTCCGTGTACAATTATGGCGTTTTTATCAGCGTCTACAGCACTGCCACTAGCATTTACAAGTTGAACTTTTATTCTGTCTGCATGTGTGTTGTTGTTGCCACCACCTGTCCAAGATATATATCCATTTGTACTGCCATACTGACCGCCAATCCCCGCAGCCGCAAATTTAGATGCAGCCCCAAAGCTAGTAGTAAATACTACTTCATAGTCACCTGTTCCAACATCAACCATAGAACTTTGATTGAGTGAGTCATCTACAGTTACTGAAGCGTTCCATTTGCACCACGCCTTCGCACTACCATTCACCACAAAATTCGTAGCCAGCGAACCCGCAGTCGAGTGCGTCAGGGTATCTGCTTTGAGTGTACCGAATGCCATCTATGCTACTCCTAACACGCCATCAATACGCATGGCACAAGGTACGAGCCATCGTCGTAGGTATGTGAAACTGTTGTGCTGGTGACCTTTGCAATCGTCTTGCTGCGAACAATGTCATCATCCTGCGGCTTGGCTGTGCCGTCACCTGCACTCATCAGCAAGTCGCCTCGTGCCACTGTTGTGCCGCTGGCAATGCGGATGACCATATCACCTGTCATTGCGACGTTCATATCTGCGGTGAAGTCAGTGTCGTCATCATCCCAATTAACGAACACACCAGCCACATTTGCATCGCCCTCGACTGACGAAACCGCCATACAGTTAAGCTGCTCGTTGTCTTCTGTTACGCCATCCTTTGTCCACTCAGCCATCTGGTCGAGGTTGGTCATCACCGTGCCTTTGACTAGGCCATCAATGCGGTTGCCGTCAGTGGCTTGTGACCAGCGAGAAAGGTGGCCACCGTTGTATGAAACAGTGCTGCCGGATACAGAAATAGTGCCTTCCT